ACGGCGTCAAAAAAAATCCACCGGAAGTTGAAAATAGTGGCGTTTGGTTGTCGGTGCTGCGGACGCTCGCGACTCAGATCAAAGATAGGTTGCCCGCGACAGTTCTGCCGGACGTGTAGCATTGGCGGAAGTGCCGAGGTGGTAGATCGAACAAAGCAAGTATGTGAAAACTGTAAGTCCGTGTTTAATGGTCGCAAAGCGAGATACTGCTCGAAGCGATGTCGCGAACAGTGCCATCACAACAGCGGATTGATTCCGCCACGACGATGCAAAACATGCAACACCGTCTTTCATCATCGGACAGAAAAAACATTTTGCGGCGACGAATGCAGGACACGAGCATGGTCCCGCACATGCAAGGATTGTGGAGTTCATTTCACGCAAAAAAAGAACTGCTCAGGAAAATGCAAAGCGTGCCGCAAGCATGACAGGAATAGAGCGTCGTCAATTCGTCTGCGTGTTCGCCGCGGCAAGGCTGTCACAGCCGTCTCGAAAATATCAGTTCATGATTGCTGGTCACGTGATGGCGGTAAGTGCCAAATCTGCATGAAGAAAATCGACCTGGCAGTGAGGTGGCCGAACAGAAACAGCATGTCTGTGGATCACATCGTTCCACTGTCGAAGGGTGGAACAGATGAGGCGGCAAACGTGAGGGCTGCTCACCTTGGGTGTAATTCAAGGCGAGGAAACAAGCAAGGCGTTCAGAAAAGGTTGTTTTAATGAAGGGCGGAATCGGAAAGCCAGACATTGTGAAGATCGCACAGGGCACACTGCGAAAGTGTCGGCAGAAGAAAAACGCCCCAAAGGCTACTGGCAAGAAGCCTAAGTGCCCGTTCAACATCACAAGCATTGCAGGCAGGAAGTGGAAGGAGATCACGGAGGGTCTCCAACGACTCGGGCTGATTGACGGGATCGATGCCACGCACGTTGAAGGGCTCTGTACTCAGTACCAGATAGCCAGAGATGCCGACATCGTTGTAAGGAAAGAGGGAATTATTATTGATGGTGCAATGGGTGGCCGGGTGAAGAATCCAGCCTGCTCGGTGTCTGACGCGGCCTGGGGTAAGGTTCGTGCCTACTGTAACGATCTGGGGCTCAATCACATGTCTCGCCAGCGAATGGAATCAACGGCTACGGAAACGGAAAGCGAAATCGAATCGAAATATCTAGCATGAGTGAATTCTATTTCGATCAAGATGCAGCAGATCGTGCGGTGCAATTCTTCCCGGAATGCCTCGTGCATGTCAAAGGGGAAAAAGCAGGACAACCATTTCATTTACATTCATCACACGCAAAAATCGTCTCAGACCTTTTTGGCTGGAAGCGATCAAACGGAACAAGAAGATACAGAAAGGCATACATAGAGATTCCTCGAAAGAATGCGAAAAGCACGCTAGCGGCCGGTATAGCAATTTACCTTTTATTGTGTGACCACGAAAAAGGCGGGGAGGTTTACTCAGCAGCGTCTACTCGCGATCAAGCCAGTCTGGTGTTCAATATGGCTGCGAGTATGTTGCGGCATTCGAAGACACTGAGCAAACATGTCAGTATTCGAGACAGTGTTAAACGAATTCTGCACAAGAAATCAGATAGTTTTTACCGTGCCATTTCAGCAGATGCCGAAGGCGCTCATGGGTTCAACGCGAATGGAATCATTTTTGATGAGGTACACACTCAACCGAATCGTGATCTTTGGGAAGTATTAGACACTTCGACAGGAGCAAGAGCACAACCGCTTACGTTCGCGATTACAACGGCCGGGCATGACAAGGCATCGATTTGCTGGGAGTTGCATCAGTACGCGAAAGCGATCATCGGCGGAGAAATTATAGACGATAGTTTTTATGCGGTGATTTATGGGGCTGACTATGACGACGACTGGCAATCAGAAAGCACATGGTTCAAGGCGAATCCATTGCTGGGTGAAGCAGTATCGTTAGATTACATTCGTGAGCAGTGCAAACGAGCGCAGGAGCAGCCAGCATTTCAAAACAGTTTCCGCCGCCTGCATTTGAATCAGTGGACCGAACAAGAAAGCAGACTGATTCCGATGCAGCAGTGGGACAAATGCGAGTCTGAATTGAATCTGAAAGACTTTGACGGGCGAGTGTGTTTCGGTGGCCTTGACTTGTCATCGACTCGCGACGTGACAGCGTTCGTTTTGTTGTTCCCTCGGGCCGATGGGGTGGATGTGTTCCCGTGGTTCTGGATCCCAGAGGATAACATCAGCAAGCGAGCGGCGCAGGATCAGCGAGTGATTCGATCGTTTGCGGAAGCAGGTTTCATTGAGGTGACAGAGGGAAACGAAGTCGATGTGATGCGAGTGGCCGAAAGGATTATTGAAATCTCGGCACCATTCGACTTGCGAAGAATCGGATTTGATCCTTGGAACGCAGCTGGGCCAACACAGCGAATGAAAGAGCTGGGACTGCCGGAAGACGTGTTGATTAAAATGCCACAGGGAACAGCGACGTACAACGAACCGATCAAACAGCTGCTTTCAATGCTCGGGTCACAGCGTTTTCATCACGACGGCAACAAGGTTTTAAGGTGGATGGCATCAAACGCGGCAGGAATGGAGGACAGCAATGGAAATCTGAAGTTTCACAAGGGCAAGTCAGGCGACAAAATCGATGGAATGACTGCACTAGGAATGGCTTTGGCGTTGTATATTTCAGAAAATCCAGAGGGTTCTGCATATAAAAAAAGCGGATCCGGCGTAATTTTATTCTGAGGTGGCTATGGAATACGGTGTTACTCAATTCGTAGTCAACGCTACGCCGGTCGGTCGCAACGAAGATCGAATGTGGAATCCTATGCCGTTCACGAACGGCGGCCAGTCGTCTGCTGGCGTGAAGGTTACACAGCGATCGGTGCTCGGGTATCCTCCTCTTTGGCGAGCCATTAACCTGATTAGTTCGAGCGTAGCGGGGCTGCCCTGTGATGTCTTTCGTCGTCAACGCGACGGCGGGAAAAAAGTGGACATGCGGCATCCGCTGCAGTATCTACTGGAAAAAAAGTCAAATCGATGGATTCACGCCTACACGTTCCGGCGAGCCATGACGGCCGTCGCTGCCCTGCATGGGAATTCATTTGCAGCAATTGACCGCATCGACGGGCGTCCTGCTGGCTTCATCATGTGGGACACGCAGAACACGCTGGTAAAGGTCGACAACGGGCGGTTGTGGTATGTGACTTACATCAACGGCAAGCCGGTTCGAGTTCCCGCGGAAGACATGCTTCACATTCGCGGATTTGGCGGTGATGGCGTCATGGGATGGCCGATTCTGGAACTAATGAAGGACGCTCTCGGCGCAGGCATGGCGGCTCAGCAGTTTGCGGGCCGATACTTTGCCAACGGATCGAACATGAGCGGCCTGCTGATGGTGCCAGGCTCATTTAACGAGGAAAAGATTCGCAACACCATGCAAGCGTGGAACAGTATGCAGCAGGGGTTATCAAATTCACACAAAGTTGCATTGCTTCAGGACGGTGTGAAGTTCCAACAAATGACGATCCCAAACGATGCTGCTCAGTTTCTGCAGACACGCGAATTTGAAACGCGACAAACCGTGAGCAACATCACCGGTGTCCCTCCGCACATGCTCGGAGATTCCACACGCACTAGCCACAACAGCCTAGAAGCGGAAGGGCAGAGTTATCTGGATTACACTCTCCAGCCGTGGCTGCAGACGTGGGAAGCAGAACTGGAAGACAAGGGATTGACTGATAAAGAAAAGGAAAAGGACTCGCATATCGTCGAGTTTAATCGGGAAGCCCTGATTCAAATGACCTTTGAATCTAAGGTGAATGGAATCTATCGGCAGATCGAATCAGGCGTGATGACACGCAATGAAGGACGGGCACGGCTCAACATGCCATCGATCGGGCCGGAAGGAGATGAATTCTATCACCCTGCGAATTGGGTTGTCGCTGGTGAGGAACCGGAACCAGCAACAGGAGCACGGCCTATGAAGGAAACGCCGGGCGAAGACGACAACACGGAAAACCTGCTGCGGGCGATGGTGACAAGTAGCGTGACAGAAGCCCTGAAGATTGAGCGAGATCGTGTTGTTCAGCGTGCAGGGATGCAGGCGGCGAACTTCATGGGGGCAGTCAATGAGTTCTACGCGACGTGGACCGACAGAACAGTGTCTGCTTTGACGAATTCTGACGCTCGTCTGGCAATTATCAGCCATGCTGAAGAGTCGAAACGCCTTCTCAGTGACGTTCATAGCTGTTCCACAACATCGAGCCTCAAGGCAAATGTGTCTGATGTGGTTGCGTCGTGGGATTCGCGGGCTGACAATCTGGTGCAAAACCTTATGAAAGCGGTGCAAAAATGAAGCATAAAATTACACTTTCGCTGCCAAAACGCATCGAAAACGCGGTAAAAGACGAGAATTTTCGCGTGTTTTTCAACGATTCCAGCGAGGAACTGGAGGTGTTTCTCTATGGCGTTGTTGGTGACGAATATACGGAATCAGACGCGGGAAGCATTTCCAGAATTTTGGCGGCCAACCGGAACAAGCCGGTGACGATGCGAATCAACTCCGGAGGCGGGCTCGCATTCGATGGGCTCGCCATTTACAACGCTCTGGCCGATCATAAAGGACCGACGACGGCAATCATTGAAAGCCTTGCGGCATCAGCGGCCAGTCTCGCGGCAATTGGAGCCGACAAGGTAAAGATGTACAGCAATGCAACCTACATGATTCACGAAGGCATTGGATTTGCTTACGGCCACATTGCTGAAATTAAAGAAACGCTTGAGTGGTTGGAGTCATTCAACGCGGCGGCGGTGACGACTTACGCCGAACGGACTGGAAAGCCAGAGAAAGAGATTGCTGCTGCGTTGCTCGGCGCGAATGGCGACGGCACGCAGTTTAATGCTGCGAAGGCTTTGGAGTGGGGATTCGTTGACGAGATCATTACAGCCGGCAGCGGCAAGAAGTCGAAGGCAAAGAACGAAACGGCAGTCGTGCAATCGATGCTGAACTATCGAATTGCAAAATCAGGATTGACAAACCGCCGCTAAGCTGTTTACTGTCCACACATCAAGCCGTGATAGCGTCAAGTGATGCGAGTCCGGCACTGCGATCTGAAGTGATAAGTTTCACGCCAGTCGTTTGCAGTTTTTCGATTTACGAAACACTGCCAGCGGTTGGCGTTTTTCGTTGACCCTGGCGAAACAGGAATCAACGAAATGACACTCAAGGAATTGCAGGCAAAGCGTCAATCCCTGCTGGATGACGCTCAGAAGATCATCGACGCTGCTGGCGATCAGATGATGTCCGACGAAGACGCAGCAAAAGTGAAGGCTTCAATGGATGAAGTCGACACGGTGTCAGCGTCAATCGACGAACTCGCCAAAAAGGCGAATGAGCAGACTGAGTTGCGAAACAAACTGCACGCTGCCAAGAGCAAGCCGGATAACCCAACGATCCGAGCCATGTTCAGTCAGTTTGGTGGCACAATGGCACCTTCGCTGCCGCATGTCGGCAATGGCGTCTCTCAGCTTCCGCGCAATGTGAAGCGATCGGCCGTCAAGAACTTCAAAGGTGAAGTTGATGGCATGGAAGCTCAGGTGCGAGCGTACCGATTCGGCATGTGGGCGATGGCCACTCTGTCGGAGCAGTCGGGCGGCCGGTTCCGCAATCAGCAGGCAGTGAGCTACTGTCTTGAAAATGGGCTGATCACCAACGCGGCACACGGCGAAGGCGGATCGGACGCGACAGGCTCACACATTTTTGTTCCGGACGAATTCGGAACCGACCTGATTCTGTTGCGTGAACAGTATGGCGTTGCCCGCCGGCTGCTAAACATCGTGCCGATGTCCTCGGACACGAAAACAGAGCCTCGCCAGTTGTCAGGACTGACCGCGTACTTCGTTGGCGAAAATTCAGCCGGCACCGAATCGACCATGAGCTTTGACGATGTCACTTTGGTGGCTCGCAAGCTGATGGTTTTGGCTCGCTTGTCGAACGAACTGAATGCCGATGCTGCAATCAGCTTTGGTGACAAGCTAGTCGGTGAAATCGCTTACGCCTTCGCCAATAAGGAAGACGAGTGCGTTTTCAACGGCACAGGCACCAGCACTTACGGCCACATCACCGGAATTCGCACTCGGCTCGATGAGCTAACAGCCGGAACGGCTCCGGGGCTCACTCTCGGAGCAGGTAACGCCTATGCTGAACTGACGCTCGCCAACTTCCAGAGCGTTGTGGGCTCGCTTCCACAGTACGCAGACCGTCCTGGTGCTGGTTGGGTGTGTCACAAGACGTTCGCCCACACAGTGATGCAGCGGCTGGCACTGGCTGCTGGTGGCTCAACAGCAACGGAAATCATTAACGGCATCCCGACGCTGATGTTCCTTGGCTACCCAGTCACGATCAGCCAAGTGTTTCCATCTGTGGAAGCAAACAGTCAAATCCCCGTCATCTTCGGTGACTTGTCACTGGGAGCCATGTTCGGCAACCGTGGACAGGAAACAATCGCATTTTCGACCGAGGCTACTGTCGGTGGTGAGTCTATGTGGGAGCGTGACCAGATTGGCGTCCGTGGCACGGAGCGTTTCGACGCTGTCGTGCATGACTACGGTAGCAACTCAACAGCCGGCCCGATTGTTGGTCTGGAAATGGCCGGCAGCTAATCGGCTAACGGCAGCCTGACTGCGGAGGGCTCGGCGTGAGTCCTCCGCGTTTCTGAAAAAAACGATCCCAAAGGGGAAACAATATGATTCGAGAACGATTAGTAAATGACTCGTTGCTGATCTCTCCACGATCGCAAACAAACACACAAACGAACACTGCGAACCTCGACACGAAGGGGGCAAGCTATGCCACAATTCGAGTCGCGTTTGCCAGTGAGCTGAACACGAACGCCGTTGGGCCTACGCTTGTTCTGTCACATTCTGACGACACGGTAGTTACGAATTTTGCAACGCTTGACACACAAACAGGCTTGGATTTGACTGCCGCGCGTGAAGTGCATTACGGCGTCGACCTGCGAGGCAAAAAGCGATACCTGCGACTGGCCGTCACCACAGCAACTGCGACCAACGACAACGTCACATTCGCAGCGTTGGCAACACTCAGCGATCTGGAAAATTCTCCAAATGGAACGACCAGTGTTGCTGACACGACAGTCTTCGTCTGATGAGCGGAAACACGATCAACTACGAGGCTGTTGCACATTGGATGCAGGGAAAAGCCTTTAACGTCTACACGCAATTTGGTGAAGATGGATTGATCGCGTTTGCACTCGACAAAATTGGACCGACAAACCGTCACTGCTTCGAGATCGGAGCAGCTGACGGTCGGTTCTTTTCCAACACATTACGACTTCGCGAACTTGGCTGGTATGCGGTGCTGATTGAGGCCGACCAGCGGCACTTTGACAAACTGCAGGCTGATTTTGGGCAGCAGTCAACGTGCATTTTCGGAACGTGCGGTGATCTGGATGACATACTCATTCGAACCACAATCAACCGCACCCCTGATCTTGGAATCATCGACATTGACGGACAGGACTATTGGCTTTGGCACGACATGGTTGAGATCCGGCCGCGAGTCATGCTCGTGGAAATCAGCACGCAGGGCCGATCAATGCCAGTTCCTTTGCGTGGCGAACCATACCCGGCACAGGCGGGACTCGAACAAATAACGCAGCTCGGAAGTTCAAAAGGCTACACGCTCGTCGCAACGACTCACTGCAACGCTCTTTTTATTGAAAACACATGTCTCTGAAACTGAACATCGGTGCTGGCTCAACTGTGATTCCCGGATTCACCCCGATTGACCGCAAGTTCGGTTCGGAGGCGTTTCCGCTGCAGTACGCAGACAATTCCGTTGATGAAATCCGAGCGTCCCACATTCTTGAGCACTTCAGCTTTGCGGACGCCCAGGAAGCCCTAAAGGAATGGACGCGAGTTCTGAAGCCCGGCGGACGTATTCGGCTGGCGGTCCCAGACATTGAGGCGAAGGAAAAGGCAGATCCGGACGAGTGGCCATTTATTATCATGGGCGGACAAACTGACGACAACGACTTTCATAAATCAGCATGGAACGAAACACGCCTACGGGCTCACATGGAGCACTTCGGACTGCAAAGCGTCAAGCGATGGGAATCGCCAAACACAGACACGGCGGCTCATCCATGCTCACTGAATTTAGAGGGCGTGAAGCCAGCGGCAGCCGCCAAGAAAGCATTGACCGTAAAAGTCGGTGCGTATTTGACTCTTCCGCGTTACGAAGCGGTCGCAGCCAGAACGATTATTGAGCAAGCTTTGAAGCCACACAAGATTGACCTCACGACGACGCAGGGCGTGTTCTGGGGCCAGTGTATGCAACGCATGTTTCAAGACGCTGTCGACAAAAACATCGACTGGATTCTGTCTTTGGATTCAGACAGCCTTTTCAATCAAAAGCATATTTCCGATTTGTTTGAGCTGTTTGCGGCAAATCCACAGATCGACGCTTTGGCAGCTTTGCAGTGTCGACGCGGCGGAAAGTATCCGCTGATGACGACTGGCACCGGCGTGCAGGATGAACACGTACGAGTCGACGGCCGTCCAATTAAAGCGACCACGGCTCATTTTGGCCTGACGCTTATTCGCGTTAATGCGTTGCGAGAAGTCAAGAAGCCGTGGTTCTGGTCGCAGCACGACGAAAGCGGGAACTGGTCGGACAACAAGCTTGATGATGATATTTGGTTCTGGCATCAGTGGCGACTAGCGGGAAAGACGATTTACGTGGCTCCTTCAGTGTCGATCGGGCATCTAGAAGAAACGGTGGCCATGTTCGATGCAGATCTGCAACCGAAGCACATTTACGTGCATGAATGGCGAAAGGAAAACGGGCTGTGATTGTTTTACTCAAACCGTGGAACGGGCTGCCAGTCGGCTTTGTGAACACGGTAATTGGACGGGGGCCAGCGGCGGAACTGGTCAGACGCGGAATTGCTCGATGGTCAAACGAATTTGAAAACGAGGACGCGAAATGCACCCAAGCCCAACCTTCAAAACGACCACGGGGCCGACCATCGAGCCACTTACGCTCGACGAACTAAAAACACGTCTCCGCATCACAACGTGCCATTTCGACACGGAGCTGCAAGACCTACTGAAGTCCGCACGCACGACTCTGGAAAGTGAATGCTATCGACGGCTGATTACTCAGACGGTGGAAATGCACATTCAGGACTTCCCTGGCACTTATGGCGACATTGAAATCCGGATGGCTCCGATTCAGTCCATCACGCACATCAAGTACTACGATCAGGACGATACGCTGACAACATTTGACTCCGCAAAGTATTACACAGACCTGACGAGCGTGCCGCCTCGAATCGTGTTAAAGGAATCACAGAGTTGGCCAATTACGCAGGAAGAGCGGCCGAATAAAGTCGTGATCACGATGCAGGCGGGATACGGAACAACGGCCGCCAGTGTTCCTCCCGCGGCAAGACTGGCGATCGTGGAATATTGCCGAACGCATCGCGATGGCTGCGAGGGATCGAATGCACGTTACAAGGCGTTGGTTTCTGAACTGCAATGGACGGCGTTTCACAAGGTGTGGGCATGAAACACGACTGCCAAACACGCGAAAAACTTGTTCGCATTGAAAAACTGATCGGGCAAACGGCAGACGCGCACGGTCAGGTCGATCAGACAACCAATGCGAATTGGGGGCAACACTGCTCAGCCTGGTGTTCAGTGGTCAGTAAAGGCGGCCGGGAGTTTTGGAAGGTGCAGCAAACGAATGCAGATGTCTCGCATGTTTGGAAAGCGGACTGGACGCCGGAATTAGCTGACGCATTACCTGCCATGCGGCTGATTCACGAGGGTAATACTTACGAGATCCTGAGTGTGATTGACATCGATTTAAACCACAGGGAAATCGAAATTCAGACGAAGCGAGCGGTGTGATGTCGGCGGTCTCTGGAATACCGGAACTGGAACAAGCATTCAAAGAGTTGCGGAAGGGCGTTGCAAATCGGATCGCTCGGCCGGGACTTATGAAAGCTGGAAGGCTGGCCGTTAAGAAGATTAAGGCAGAAATCCCGAGTCGATACAAGGGCGTTCGAAAAGCGATCAAGTCACGGTCCATTAAAACGAAATTCAATAGCGGTGTTGCTGGTGTCAAAGTTGGTGCAGGTGTCAGCCGCAAGCGAGGCGAGAAATCAGAGCGATCGGGTAAAAAAGGCGTTGGTATCGGTGCCAGAAATGTCCATTGGTGGTTCCTGGGCACGAAGGAACGGCGAACGAAATCAGGCAGGCGAACGGGCCGAATGCCAGTTATGACAAACGGAGTCACAGACATCCTAAACGGCGCTCGGTCTGAAATGGTCGCTTTGATCCGAGCTGGAATTAAAGCAGGCATCGACAAAGAAGCTGCAAGGCTCGCAAAGAAACAACTATGAAATCGGGACTCGTTTCACTGCTAAGCTCAGAGGCCACGATCACCGCAATCAGTGGAACGCGAGTTTATGTACAGCGAGCCCCACAGAACGCGGCGTTTCCTCACATCATCATCACTCAAATGGGCAGTGAAGAAAACACAACCCTCGATGGTGGATCTGGCCAGTTGAGGTTTTTGGACTTCGATATCGACTGCAAAGCGAAATCATCTGTGACGGCAGAGTCACTAGCAAATGCAGTCAGAACATACATCGACGATTACAGCGGAACGGCCGGCAGTTTCACGATTGGAGCCGTCCTGATGAATGATGAGTCTGATGACTATGAGCCACCGCAAGACGGCTCAGACGTGGGCGTTTTTGTGGTCACTTTGGATGTCACTATCCATTACAACACTTAATTGAGGATGTCACACAATGGCAAAGCTGAAAGTTAAAGGGACCGTTCTGTCTCAGGGATCCGGAACAACATTTACGCCAGTCGCTCAGATTGTTTCGTTTGGCGTCGATGGAATGGAGACTGAAACCTACGACAGCCGAACACTCGATGGAACAGCCGGCGTCGAATACGACCCGACAGGATATGTTGAAGGCGGATCAACCACGTTCGACCTGCTGTGGGATCCGGCACTGGCTGGGCATCAGGCGATCGGTGACCTTGTGACCGCAGCCTGCCTGAACACAGACGGCAGCGCCAATAAAACGAACTGGAAGATCCTGTTCGCTAACACGTCTTCCACAGAGATGACAATGACGTGTGCAGGCGTCGGAATGTCCATCACG